TATGGGTTCATGTACTGGCCGACATTCTGCATAAATGGAGTAGTTCCAACTCCAGTAGCAATATTGGTCGCAGTCTGAAGGGCTGGCTGACCAGCCTGAATCGCCGCAGGAGCGCCCGCAAAGGCTTGTTGCTGCAGGGGGCTGAATCCAGCTACCCCACCCGCCTGAACGGCTTCCTGACCTGTTTGGGCAAGGTTGCTAAGATAGTTGCTATACCAATCAGGCGCAGTCGTGGCCTGTGTCTGAGTAGTGGTTACATCCGGCAGTTGAGCGCCTTGAGTCAGTGCCATGTTCTATCCTTTCGACTTCGTAGCCGATTTCAAGTAAGCCAATGGATTCTTGGCTTTGGGTGGAATTCTATCAGTAGGTGCTGATCTCTTGTGGGAGCGTATTTCCTGCCGAAACTTGTCCAAAATCTCTGCCCCCGCCTTGCTGGAACCGTCGCCAAGTGCGGCAACCGTATCCGCATCGAAAACGTACTCGCCGTCACTAAGCATAGTCGGTATATCGTCAGACTGCCCCGTCCCCGGACCACCTACCGCAAAGCCCCGTTCATAATGCTTTTCGTAGAGCTTTCCCTCTGGGCCAGCCACATATTCGCTGTCATCAGAAACTGAACCGCCGGTTTTATATCCTCTTTGCTCCAAAATGCTGGCAAGCTTTGGAATAATTTGAGAGTAATCAGGGGCTTGCTGTGCATACCTATCAATTTGACCAACCAACATATTTGGCGACAAATAAGGCTTTATTGGGCTAGGATAATTTGGCTCTTGAGTATTGAAGATGTTTTGAATTTTCTGACCAAGCGCACCGTAATTAGTGCCGCCAGCAGCAGTGGTTCCGGTAGTTCCGGCAGCAGTTCCGCCTGAAGTTGTTCCGGTGCCGCCTGAAGTCGTTCCAGTGGTTCCAGACATTGCTGCGTTATATCCCTGCGGATAAGCAAGATTGAACAACTCATCGCCCATCTGCTGCCTAACTTCAGCCTCAGTCTGCTCAGGGCCAGAATACGTTCCTTGCATCAATTGATTGATAAGGTTGGCATCGTATCCAAGACCCTCATAAGCAGATGATGATGTCGGCAATCCTTCCGGATAGGCCAAATCATAAAGATCGCCAAGCTGATCTCTGGCTTCAGCCTCAGATTGTTCTGATCCAGCGTAAGTGCCTTCGTAAAGCTGCTTGATCATGTCTGGCGTATATCCCAAGCTCGAAAGATAAGAAGGAACTCCGTAAAAGCCACCTTCTTGAGCCTCTGCATCACCGCCAATCGGGGTTCTTTCATTAACACCCCATGAAGAATCTTTTAATGCAGACAATCCGCTTTTAACCAAAGCAGATTGAACGTCACCACCAAGCAATGCAGTTGTTACAACAGGGGTAATTATTTTTGCTAATGAAGGATCAATGCCTGTTTCGCCAATAGCTCCACCAACGCCAGATCCAACAAGACTTCCGAGAATCGCTTGCTCTACATCACCGCCAGTAGCTCCAGCCATGATTGCTTTTGATCCGGCAGAAATTGCAGCATCAGCGATATATTTTGGAATGTTAGCCGCCTGTAGTGCTTCAGATACTCCAGAAATGCCGCCAGTCAATCCGCCGCCAATGCCACCAGTCAAAAATCCTTTACCAAAATCACCGCCGCTGATCTCAGATGTAATGCCGCCGATCAATGCGCCAGCAAGAGCATTACCAGCAAAACCACCACCAAATGCGCCAGCCAATGGACCAAGCGCCATGCCTCCAATGATCATGGGAATCAGGGAGCCAAATCGATCTTTGCTATATCCCTGCCGCTCAAATGTTTGCCAAGTCGGAACACCAGCTTCGTGCGCTTTTCCAAACTCCTCAATATAAGAAAGCTTTTCTTGCGGAGTTTGATAAATCGTTCCGGTAGATTGAATTACATCCGGACTATTCAGGAATTGATGCTTAATTGCTTCGGTAATAAGAGCAGTATTTACCCCCGGGCCATAGCCAAATGGGCTTCCGCTTTCACCTACGTTCTTGACGTAGAAATCCAGAGCCACTTCATCGGGGTTTTTAGCAGGAGTTTTGCCTTGAGCTTTAAGCCTATCGTATTCGTTCCAAAGCTCATTGCGAGTATTCGCTGCAATGATATTTGCTTGAAGTTGTGTTGAATCAATATGCGAAAAATCAGTTACTCTACCTTGAGCATATTGAGTTCCGCCCCAAAGAGCGTTGAAGTTAAATGGCTGTCTGTTTGATAGACCAGCAAGACTGGTAGCATCCCAAGGTTGCCTTTCAGCAAAATAAGCCCTAGCTGATGCATAACTCGAAAAAGGACTTGGTATGCCGGGTTCGTTATCAAATTCTCCGCCATCCGAGGACGCATCTGCAGCGCCTGCGCTGGCGCCTGCATCGGCTCCAGCATCAGCACCTGCATCGGCTCCGGAATCAGCACCGGAATCATCGCCACCACCAGAATCACCACCGTCATCGCCGCCAGCGCCACCACCGTCTTCGAAATGAAGAACCTTGGGCCACTTCACATTCGGGGCTTCTGAAAGACCTTGCTTTAATACGCCATCAAGCCAAGTAGAATCTTTGACTGAAGAAAGGCCGCCTTTTGATTTTTTCTTCTTCATTTTTTCTACCTTACTCTAAAGGAATTCCGGAATTTATTCGTTCCAAACATTTGAAGCAGACCCCACAAACTTTGTTATAGCAGGTAAGAACTAATGGCTGAACATCTTTCGGTATCAGATCCCACTGCTCTTTTTTTGAAAGATGCTCAAGCGGACTTTTCAGCTTATTTTTTCCGGCCATTATAGTAATTACAGATTCTAATTTTGCCCTCATCTCCGGATTTGTTGCGCTTGTATCTTCATTATTCAATCCATAATAAAGATTTTCTATTTCCGGGTTGTAGACAGACAAAAGACCTAAATACCAACCAATATACCAACGCTGGAATGAGTAAGAAGTGTAATTAGGCTGCTCAGGTCGAATGGTATTCAAATTAGTCATTTGCATGTCTAATTCGATCAAAGGGACGCCAATTTTTTTTGCTATTTTTTTTGCGTTTATTCTTTGCTTTGCCAGCCAAATTTCAATGGGACCATAAGGCGGCTTTGGCAATGATATGGCAAGATTAAAAGCAACAAACTTTTCTCCTTTGTTTTTTAACCATGCCATCAAAGCAGTGGATTCAACGCCACCGGAAAATGCTAACGCACCAGTGTAATCATCTAAAGGAATATCTTGAACTTCCTCTGGAAGCGGAAAATAATTCATTTTTGTCATCTTGGATTAACTGCATTCACCACTTCAGCAGCCCAGATTTGCCAATCTTCATACAGGTAAGGGTTTGGCAATGCTTCGTTCTGAAATACATCAATAGCCATTAGCCCTACCGCCCAATCCTTCCAATTTTCTTCAGGAACCCCAATCTGAAGATTTTGCGCTGCATAAGATTCCACCATCAAGCTAGACCAGTTGTCCCAAGTCTGATATCTGGGATCGTAAACAACTGCAAGCGGCAGCGGACCACTCATCAATAACCCCTTACGTCGCCAATATCAGCACTCAAGAGCAGGTTACCAAGCTGGTAATTGCCGTTTTGCGTGTTGCTGACAAATTGCAGCCGCAATTCCCGCCTCTGCTCCTTCAAATCGATTTTATTCGTGTTTGAATCAAATACATAGGGGCCGGTGGTCTGATCTTCAGACTGGGCATACGGCCTGCCGGTGATATACATCTCCATCTCACCGGACATCAGGAAGTCAGGCTCTACCCGCTCCAGCCTCAGCCAGCGGTTTTCCCCTACGGGAGAGGGCTGCGACGGCCCACCAGACACCCAGCCCAGATCGTTAGTTTCGAACATGCTGTAAATAGCGTCCTGATTCTGGCCGCTAACGGCATTTGTGCCGATTTCATGCTGCCACAGGCTAATCTTGCCCGGAACCGTGTCAAAGGTCGCTGAAACGGTCGCAGAGGCAGTGCAGGCCGCAGAAAGGACTAGGTTGTAATAGCCGGTATAAAGGCCATTCATAGTGGTCGTAGACCCTACCGTCTGACTTGTATCCACGGTATAGGTGCCAGCCCCACCAGTGCCGGTTCCGTAGGCCGTAATCGCTGTTCCTGCAGTTACTCCAGACCCTGAAATCACCTGACCAACCTTGATCGTTCCGGTATTCAATGCGGATACGGTCAGAGTCGTTCCTGAAATCGTCGCATCAAAGTTTGATGAGCAAGGCTGAACATCAATAATAGTAGTTCCGGAAGGCACCCCGGTTGCAACCAAAAGCAGATTTGCCGCAACCGCCTCATTGATCGCGGTAACCACTACATTCGAGGTATTCAGAGTAACAATATCTTGCGTCAAAATAGTGGTCTGCACAGAAACATCTTCACCAGCCATTACCGGATAGGCAAAAACTTGCGAGAAGTATCCGGCAGTCCGTCTAGCGCCTAGCGCAGATCCGGCGTCATACCACGTTCCTTCGCGGACATTGAAGATGATTGCATCATTGCATTCGGTAGAATTCCCGCGGGGATAGAACCACCAAATCTCACCATAACGGGGAACTTTCGTCGCCCAGACCTTTTGCCTTTGGCTGTAGTTGAGATTATCGAAGAACCAGTTCTGGTTCATCGTATTCGGGATTTCCTTGATAACGCCGTTGTATAGCAAGAATCTATCAACACCAATCCAGTAATAGATGCCGTCATACTCAATGACGCACTGGCTAGAAAGGATTGAGATGCTGCCAATAACGTCATACCTCCAATATAAGGTTTGACTGGCAACAGTGGTCGGCGCATAGCTAACCTTTATCAAGCTATCAAGCGCCCAAAAAAGGCCGGAAGGCGCATTAGAGCCGCCTCGAACAGACGCGCCCTTTACTATCTTCTGGCTTGATATATTCGTTTCGTTTGCGTCTGCGCTATTCCAGTCAAATACGTTGCCAGCAGAGCAGTTCTTGATAAGGCCGTTATCACCATAAACAAAAACATAAGGATGCAGCGCAACTACACCACCAGCGACTTCAATATATTCATTGGTCGGAGATGAGCCTTGGCTATCCTGTAGCGGATACATAACGCTACCGCCCGGGCTTCCTGCCAATACCGCGCTTGGAACCGTATTATCGATTGCCGAAAGATTCAGCCCCGGGTGGGCAAGGATTAGATTATTGTTGCCGCCTGTTGCGTCAAAAAATCCATCAAATTGCCATAGATTCAAATTGTTAGGTGTAAATTTATCTTCAGAGGTTGCAACATCAACAGTAAATCCTGATCCAGTTCCACCAATATTGGCAGCCGCAGCAGATAACTGGTCACCAACAACATATCCATTTCCTGCAGTCGTAATCGTAACGGTAGTAACCACGTTACCAGCAACAACGATTGTTGCTTCCGCTCCAGTTCCGCTACCGCCAGTCAGAGGAACTGTCGTATAGGTTCCATTGGTATAGCTTGATCCGCCAACCAGATTATTGGTCGTAAGGATTGGACCGCCAAATAAATATTCTGAAATTCCAGAGCCAATGCCATTGTTATCGCAAACGAATCTTTGCAGGCCATCGTTGTATCCATTAAAGATTCTGTTGTAGCCATCTTCTGATTCAACGTAAATGCCGCGAGAATAACCATCAAACTGACTGGTCATGTCACGATAACCACCAATCTTTCTGGGTCTACCTCTCTGAAATCTTACCCACTGGCCATCGTTATAGAACTGCTTATCAAGAACAGTTCCATCCCTCTGGATGCCAGCTTTTGTATCAAGAGAAAATACTTTCTTGGTCATGTAAACGTCCCGCCAGATACGCCGCCAGAAAATGTTCCAGATCCTGTCACAGAGATACCTGTAGCAGTAACAACCGCCCTTTGAGTGCCAAGAATAGAAATACCAAATTGACCCGCTGTAGGCCTATATACACCAGTCGATGTTTCGCTACCAAAATTCAGTGCTGGGGTAGATACGGTTCCGTTAATAAGGCTGATTGAAGTAGATCCAGCAAGAACAGTATTTGCGTTTACAAGATTGATTGAATCGCAAATAAGCGTAGCTTGCTGACCAGCTGAAATTGCCGCATTACCACCACCAGATACTCCGGTGCTTATGGTTACAGTGTAATTTGAAACGCCACCAGAAGTAGCGTTCTGAATGTAATAGACCTGAATGGTAGGCGGAACAATAATAGTTACATCACCAGTCAAATCGCCTACGCTCACATACTTTTGAATGACATTTGATGCCTCTGAGGATGTCAGGGTATAAGTGCCATTTGATACGGTTTTAACTAACTGAGAGAAGTTAAACTGCGTATTTTTTCCAAGGCCAACAGAGTAAAATGCTGTTCCAGAGCAGGCAATAAAACAAGAATCAGATGGCTGCAGAGTTACGCTTGACGATCCGTTAAATAAATCAGCGCCAGAGCAAGCAACAGTCAAAAGCCCTGTTCCGGCATTTCTGACTTGAGTAAACCAGTTATTACCAAGAGTCGCCGCAGGATCAAGGGTTAATGTTCCTGCGCCAGCAGTCCAAACCAGAAGCTCGGCTCTGTCAGAAGTTGTTGCACTTCTATTGGTTGAAAATGTAGTAACTGCTGATGCTTGATTCAGGGTAGCGCCAGATGCCATCAAACCATATCCGGCAAGCGTTGCCGCATCTGCGCTTGATGTTCCTACGCCAAAAGAAATGATCCCCCAAGTTCCTTCTTCATCACCATTATCAGTGACGTAGATATACTTTGACTCTCCGGCGGCAATAGAGATAATTGTATTACCACCAGCAAAATCTTTTACGGTAAAAGTATTAGCGCCCAAGTTTCTAATCAGAGAGTCTTCTCCAACAGAAACTTGATTAGCCGGTGGCATGTAAAGGCTCAAGCTTCCGGCGGAAGCAGTAACCTCCATGATTCTGGCGGCAAAATTATCAGTGGCATTTCCATTTACAGGCCACTGAAGCTGAGTATTGGACGATATAGTAAACGCCCGATACGAAACATCTGTCGGCTGTATTACGTCTCCTGTAAACGGGCTTGTATAGCTCATAATCAGGTATCCAAGACGTTAGCCTGACGGTCAGCAATTCGCTGAATATCCTCGCCCTTCAGAGACGAGATAACCTGTTGATATTGCGCTTGCCACATCGGAATGCGCTCATCGTTTTTCAGGAAAGGCATCGCTTGCAGAAGCGTTCCATAAAGCATTGCTTGCGGGGCATAAATAGTGAACCAATTGGTCTGGTTCGAGGAGTCCAGAGGCTGCACGCGCTCGTAGTAAAGAACTTCAAAAGCGTAGTCATCAGCAGGGGTTGGTGCCACTAGCCAATGCGTATAGTCATAATCCGCATAGAACTTCGGCACCTTTTCGTCCGTAGCATCAGGCGCATATTCCCTCAGATATTCATATTTCCGCAGGAATACCGGCTGCTTATTTCCGGCTACCGTCACGTTCATTGAGACGGTCTTACGCCATCTGGCAGGCTTATCGATTATTGGATTTCCCTGAACCATATTGCTTTCCTGAACGGTCAGGTTGCCAAGGAACTTGATATCATTGGCAATGACCTGCTCGGCCAACATGATAAAGGTAGGAATTTTATCTACGGTTGCAGCATCAGTCCTTTCAAGATAGGACTGAACATCGGCAACCAAACTGTCATATGTCATTACGGCGGCTGCTGGCATCACCACACCTTTTTCTTAATTGATTCAGGCTGCGGGACATACTGCTTACCCTTCCTCATGCCCTCTCGCTTGGCACGAGTAGTAGAGGCATATTCGGCGGGCGTCAACTTTTCCCTAGCACTTTTTGGCAAATATCGCTCTCCGGTAGCCTTTGGACCCTGAGTCGAGGGCTTACCAGACCGAGTCCCCCAGTCCTCCCTAGTCCACTTCGTAAGGGCATTATCGGCGCTTTTTGCGCCTTTGTAACCCCCGCCGGAGGACTTGTATTTCTGGGTGGCAAGCTGGGCTTTACGGGCGCTCCATTGCCCCGGCTTACCCCCTTTTCCAGATGCTTTGACGGAAGCCACAACCCGCTTCCATTTGCTCGGATCTGACTTAACCGCTGAACTCATGCGAATGGCCTCGTTCCCTGCTTGTCAATAATCAGGCGGGAGTTGCGCGGCTTAAACTCCGGCGTGTTCGGAACAGACACATGAGTCCATGAATCAAACTCAAGGATGATCTGGTCAAACGGAACCCCAGCAGCGATGCAGGCTTCCACTACCTCCCGAGGCTTCATCCCCGGCACCCGAATATCCGCAGCACAGCCCAGACGGTGCTGGCTGGTGTCCTTGGAACCTACGGAATCGTTGACCTGCTTTGACCGAAACCCGCTGTTGATCATCACGGGTTTACCACCTACCGCAGCCTTGACCTGCTGAAGTAAGGCAGCGAGACGCTTCAGGTTCTCAATCTCCTGCGCGTTCGGCGTGTTGTCCCAGCCGTTTCGGTCAGCAGCCTCAGAACGGGTCAGTTCTTCAAGCGAGAAGTTTGCAGTCAGTTGGGTCATTCCTTGGCCTTTTTGAAGCTCATGATTTTCTCAAGCGTCCGGCCACCAAAATAGAAAGACATAATCAGCATCCCCCACTGACCCAGCAGTTCGACGTAGTTGTTGTTGACTTCAATATCCCATGCCGACATAAGACCAAATACTGTATAAGTAATCAAAATAAATACCAGCGTCATAGGTCGGATGTTCTTGGACAGCCAGCTATCGCTGCCCATATCAGCCTTGAGGCGTTCTGTCAGTTCGTGCTGCTCGGTAACGTCAGCGTTCAGTTGCGCGAGTTCACCGTTTTGCTGCATTTCCAGCAGCTTCAGCTTGGCTTGTTCCGCAGCCTGTGCGTCGGGAAAAAACTTGTCAATCAGCTTTGCGCCAACGGATAAAAGTGCGGGAATCGGGATCATGTTTACCTCGCAGTGTGAACTTCGCTGTCACCCTTCTTGACTACGACCTTATCGCTTTCCACAGATACAGACATGGGGTCGCGGTCAGCCATGCGGTCAAGACGTTCAATGAGTTGCTTCATGACTTCAAATTCCGGCTTCTCCTGCTTAGGAGTAGCACCGGCAATGCCGTTCATCATGGAAATCAAAGCGGTCAACGAAGCGCCAAGCAGCCCCATCACCGCAGCCATTTTGGATTCTTCAAGCACAATAGACGCTCCGACACCTACGCATACGATGAGCGTGATGTAGAAAAGCCCCTGCTTACCGATAGTCTTACCGGCGACTTCTTTTGCCGATTCCGGATGAACAACTGGATCACTCATTTTCCAGAAATCCTTGTAACAATGCCCGCCCAAAGCGCCGCGCCTAATGCCACAAATACCGCGGCTATCAATGCCATAGTTCCGTAGTCTGAATATTTGCGAAGCCTTTTACCAAAGCGTAAGTCTTCGCGGAATTCTTCCACGGCACTTGGATCATCAATATCAACACCAAGGATTGCAAAAACCTTCTTTACGGACTTGTCTGCAATTTCTTGGCACTGAGGATTGGACGGGCATTCCATTTACTCTTCCTTTTTATCTAGTGCATCTTTCAGCATTTTGAAAAATGCGTCTCGGCCTACTTGTAATTGGTCTACGTTAAACCTTGCGGAAGCCAATTTCCTGTCTAAATCCGCCACGTGATGAATCAAATTTTTTTGCTCATCGGTCATCGCATCAATATCATGTTCAATTCCATCTATGAAAACGGCATTTTTCGTGTCTTTAGCCATTTATTTCTCCTTTTGACTTACATTTATCAAAATGCCAGCGACTCATATTTGCAGAATCGCCAACCTTATAGCAGTAAGTGCATTCGACCCTCTTTGCCGTAAGTCTTGCTTGTCGGATTTTTTCCCTAGCCGCATCGCTATGAGTGTTACCCCACATTGGATTATTTTCTCCAGAGAAAGCAATAGACAACTTTATCTTTTGTGACTCTGATATTACAGACCCTTTTTTTCCAAGAGATATATTTTTGCACTCTTGTGGGCTGCGCTTTCTACCTATAAGACTATTACTAATATTGTTTTTCCAAGCCTGTGGTCTCGCGCCATATTTCTTCCCAGACTTAGCAATACTGAGCTTTAGCTTTGCTTCTTCAGACATTGGGCCTTTTTTACTGCCAACTTGTGACAATGACATCTTAGCTTTGCTCTCATCTGAATGTCTAAACCCAGAAGCTCCCTCACCACCATCAGTAGCGTTCACCAAAACAATTCCCAGCTGTCTTAACTGACTAATGCGCTCCATCTCAACAAGAAACGCCAACTCCTCGTCGCACTTATCTATGACTAAACGTACCGAATATCCACCGGCCTTATTAACAACTCGATGCCAGTAAACATTTCTACCTGATTTTGTTTTGTGTCGTTTACCGCTACCTTTGCCAACATAAAATATTGCTCCAGTATCTGGCCTAATGTGTTCATATACGTAAAAGTTGGAGTCCATAATTAAATGCTGATAGGGGTCTTTTCGTTTTTACCCATCTCAGTTTCTCCTTTAATTCCCGCTGAAATCAGGCAGCGGCAGCCTGTTGCCAAGGATTAGGCAAAGTTTGAATAGCCGGTGCAATCTGTTGCTGAATCTGCTGCTCTACGGCAAGTTGGGTAGCGTCTTTATCCACACCGCTATTCCAGCACCAGCCCAATACTTGGTCTTGAGTCA